CAACAATACGTATAAACATTTAATTCTTTATTATCATAAATGGAATCACAATATATTAATTTAATTAAACATATTTTAGAAAATGGTATATCTAAATATGATCGCACTGGCATTGGAACTTTAAGTATATTCGGTTATAATATGAAATTTAATTTACGTAAAAGTTTTCCTTTATTAACTACAAAAAAAGTATATTGGAAAGGAGTTGTTGAAGAATTGTTATGGTTTATATCTGGTTCTACGGATTCTAACAAATTAAAAGAAAAAGGAGTTAAAATATGGGAAGGTAATAGTTCAAGAGAGTTTTTAGATCGTCGTGGATTAACACATTATGATCAAGGTGATATTGGTGCAGGTTATGGTTTTCAATGGAGACACTTCGGTGCTAAATACACTAATATGTATGATAGTTATGAAGGAAAAGGTATAGATCAATTAAAAGATGTTATTTATAAAATTAAAAATACACCTGATGACCGTAGAATTATTATGAGTGCTTGGAATCCTGTTGATATTGATAAAATGGCTTTACCACCTTGCCATATTTTTGTTCAATTTTGGGTTGATACGAATAAAAAAGAATTACATAGTCAAATGTATCAAAGATCTTGTGATGTAGGTTTAGGTGTTCCTTTCAATATTGCAAGTTATGCTTTATTAACTTGTATTATTGCAAAGTTATGTGATTTAACTCCAGGCGATTTTCACTATTGTATGGGTGATACACATATATATAAAAATCATATAGATGCTATGAAATTACAAATTACTAGAGAACCATATGATTTTCCAAAAATAAATATAAAAGATATTACAGATATCGATAATATTAAATTTGATGATATTGAATTAATAGATTATAAATATTATGAAAATATTAAAATGAATATGGCAGTTTAATTTAATTTCTCAATACTATCTTCTAACGTATAATATATCTTATTTATATTTTTTATAGAATTAATAAATGCTTTACATCTTGGACAAGGTTGAGATTGTCTTATCTCATTATCTTGAACTCTTACTACATACATATGTAATGTTTCCGTTGGTTTGCAATTTAATTTCAAAATTGCACTTTCTTCGGCGTGAATACTATATTTTATGTAAGTTTTCTTATCTTTATAAATACGATAATTATGTCCTCTAGATACTATTGTATTATTATGCACTATAACACAACCGTGTTTTTTACTCATTAAAGATTTATTTGCTTCATCAATAGCAGCCTGAATAAAATCAGAATGCTTTCGTTTATAAATTGACATAATAATTTATTTTTCTGTTTTCATTTTTATATGTTTATAATGATACTTTTGAGTATTATTGTTATTCTAGGTTAGATTTTTTATTATTAAGGAGAAGAGAGATCATAGTCATTATTATTATTATTATTATTATGCTGGTGCTCCAATTTGTTCTTGTAAAAATAATACATTATACAGATTCGTAGCTGATTGTTCTATGTTAGCTCGGTCAGTTTCTTGAGATACTCTATATATATTATTGAAAACTTTTTGTAATTTCCCTAGTATATCAGCAGGAGGAACAGCAGCAGCAGCACCAGCAGCAGCAGGAGCACCAGCAGCAGCAGCAGCAGCAGCACCAGGATTAAACGTTCCTAAAATAGGGTCTATGAACTTTGTTTTATTAGCTAAGTTTAACGAATTAGGTGGGACTAGAACCGGTAAAGCACTCGAATCAGCAATATAAGTACCATTAGTTTCTTCGAAACATTGTAATATTTTATTTAATATATAGGCTCTACTTACAGTTACACATTTATCATCCCCTGTAAAATCAATATCAACTGGTAGTTCATTAAATCCTGCCTTTTTAATGGCGTTTTTAAAGTCGTTATCATCGCGCACCCTTTTAAATTCTTGTAATTTATCCGCTGCGCCAAGTATGACAGCAATTTGAGCTTTAGCGGGATCACCATCTGGTACCGCTTTATTTAAATATGTTACAAACTTTTCTAGATCTTTACCTACTGTTACTTTAAGTTTATCGTTATCTCCAGCATTTTCTAACCTACCAGTCATTGCTGCACCTAATCCATATAAAGCAAGACAACATATTTTTTTTAATTCTTCTGGGGCTGGGCCAGGTTGATAAACACGCGCTGTGTCAATAATCTCTTCGCTCTTAATTTCTATTTTATCAAATTCTATTATTGTTTTACCAACACCCCCTAAAATTTGTTTAGCACTCTTGTTTGATCTTTTCTTTTGTTCAACTTTACCAAGATTATCTTGAACTCCACCAATATATTGTTTTTTTAAACCACCACCATTTTTTTTAAACATATAAGTTACATCTACATTTTCACCACCACTTTTATAATATGCAGAACCATCTTTACGCATATATATATTACGATTTTTACCAGCTATTAAAAGTTTCATTTTAATATTATAAAACATTAAATATCTTGCAATAATCGTGGTTTCTTATCCCCATTTAAAACATTAGGCATAGTTCTATTATCTTTATATTTTGCTTTAATGCGTTTTTTAATAAAATCCGGAAATGTAAAATCTATGTCGTCAATAAGATTATCATAAGATTTAATAATATCATCAATAAAATTTTCATCAAGTTTATCAGGATAATTGGTAATATGATTTTCAATATGATGTTCTAATTTAATAAACTTAGTAGTTAAAGATTGAAATTGATTATATTTATCATTAATTTGTAAAACAGATTGTAAGGCGGCTATAAATGCAATAATTCCATTAATAGAAATATTCATAAAAGTTAAAATATAATGACTTTCTGTTGGAATACTACCAGATGCAGCATTAAAAACACATAATATAGCGGAAGCTAATATAGTAGGAATAATTAAAACATTACTAAAACTATAATAATAATTTTTAGTATTTTCACATAAAATAGACATCATAAAACTTTTATCTAAATAATCATCTAATAACATTTTTTGATGAATAGATAATTTAGATTGTTCTAAAATATCTAAGCTTCTTGTGCGATTAATATTTTGTGAAGAATCTATAGGTTCAATATAATCTATATTGACCTTCTTAAAAGTTTGTATTTCATCTTCCATATTTATTTAATCTAAAATGTTATATTTTTTACTTTAAAAAAAATGATATATATTTAATTTTATTATTAAATGACTGAACCAATTATAATAGATTTTATTGAAAAAAAATTAACATATAATAAATTTATAAATTTATTTAAGGATGAATTAGATAAAACAACGTATCAAACAATAATTAATATATTAGAGAGTAATAATATAGAAGAACGTTTATTTAATAATAGTAAAAAAGATACATATTATCAGAAAATAAGTAGTGAAATTTTTGTAAAACTTAAAAAAGAGAAAGCTGAAGATCCTATTGAATTTAATAAAAAATATAATAATAAATCAATGTTAGCAATAAAAAATATGATATGGTCAAAAGAATATAAAACTAAATAGTAAAATGAATATTGATACTCAAATAAATAGAAATAATAATCATGCAGATATTGTTATGATTGATCCAAATCATTCACCAAATAGTTCTTCAAATGATAATAGAACGATAGATGAATTAAGTGATCATGAAATGCGTGCAAAATTAAAACATCATATTAATAAAAAAACGGATAAGATCTCAGATAAATTACAATATATCTCATTAAAATTTGATATTGTAAAAAATAAATTTAATGGCTATTCATTAACAATATTAGTAGTATCAGCACTAATAACTTTAAGTGATGCTCTAAAACTATTAATAATACAATTTATAGGAAAAAATAATATTAATCTTGAACCAAATGATATAGATTTTACACTTAATATATTATCATTATTAATGGGAACATATATGACTGTAATAGCAAGTATAATACGATTTCAAAATTATAGGGAAAAAATGGAAAAATTAAAAGAAATGCAAGATCGATTAATACATGTTAAAGCCTTATATAATCGTGAATTAGCAGTATTACGTTTAAATAAAAATGAAGAAAAAACATTAGTTGAAGATGTTCAAGATAAACTATCAGAATATGATTCAATAATAGATGAAATAAATATAATAAGTGAAATAACAAATGCGGAAATGATCTTATTTAGTAAAAAGATATCAGATTTTAAGTTAGAAATAACAACAATAAAAAACAATGAAAAGAATAAATTAAGAAATATATTATCACAATAAAAGTAAAATATGACATTAGAACAAATACAAATAAACTTATTAAAATCTTATAAAGATAAGAGTTATGTAATGGGTGTATTATGTGAAAAAAGTTATGAACATTTTAGTTTTATAAAATCAATATGCAATATACCTTTAATAATAATATCATCTGTAATGGCTATTTTTAATTCATCTACATTTGATGGAAATGAAATGAAAATACCAAATGTAGTTATAAATAGTTTAACCGCAATGATTGTAGGAATTATAAATAATTTCAGGGTAAATGAAAAAGAAAGTAATTTCAAACAATTATCTTCTAAATTTATGAAAATATCGCATTGTATTGAAGATAAATTACATAATAATTTAGAATCATTAACAAGTAGTGATGTATCAAATCATATCAAAGAATATGATAATTTAATAGAACAAATCGATTTTACTTTTCCAACTTCAATTCAAAAAGCAGTAAAAAAATTATACAATAATAAAAAACAATTACCTGCGATTCTAAATGGTGATACGGATGACATTATTATTGAAACAATGCCTACATCTCATTCAATACCACAAGTAAATACAATTATAACATCTAATCCATGATTAATTTAAGATCTTTAATATAAAACAATTATACCATCTAATCCATTATTAATTTAAGATCTTTAATATAAAACAATTATACCATCTAACGAATGATTTGTTTAAGATCTTAAACAATTACTTATGATATTATATAAAAAAATGGTAAATTATATTTATAAATTACATATATAATGAATAAATGTTATGAATTATTAGAACAATATACAATTTTATATAATAATTCTTTAGAAAATAATATAAAACCACGAAAAAACTTTAAAATACTAAATAATAAAAGTTATCAATATTATAAAAAACTTTCAAAAGAAATTTTAATTGCAATTGAAATTATAAAAAAAATTAGATGATGTAAAATAATCATCAAAGTAATTTTTTGTAATACATATAAGAAATCTTCATTTATAAAAAGTAATACAGCGATTCATTTCTTACGAAAATCTTAGCAGATTGCATTCTGTTTTTATTATATAATATAAAAAAGATCCTTATTTTTTATAGTAAATAGTTCCTTATTTTTTATAGTAAATAGTTCCTCTCAATTTTTCTTTTTTTTTCTTTAAAAAGATATGATATAGTTTATCCCATTGTTCACACCATTTATCTTTTTTATAATTACTCATTTTTAAAATATAATTACTACTACTTAAATAAGGTTTTCGTGATGCAGGTTTCCATGCATAACTAAATATATATATATTTGTAGCCATTACCCAATCATATGCATCAATCGATACACAACTTATAAACCATTTGTATATATCATTTGGATCATATTCTTTTAAAGTCATATAATTCAATAAGATCATTAACCTCTCAATATGATGCAAATAACCATATTTTTTAACTTTATCTAAACAATTATCAATAGGTAAAATACCAGTTTTAAAGTTATCATTATACCATTCAATGGGTAATTTAATTTTATTATTAAAATGATTAGATTTAATCATAGTATCATAATGATAAACGTAAATATATCGCATATATTCACGCCAACCTACAATTTGTCGTAAGAATCCTTCATAACTTTCTATAGGAATCTTAGATTTAACTTTAATAATTTCTTTAATAACATCTTCTGGTGTTATTAACCCAATATTTAATGAAGATGATAGAAAAGAATGATATAAAATAAGGTCATCTTCAGATAAAATAGCATCTTGATACTTACCAAAATGAATTAATTTATGTTTTAGAAAATGACTTAGAAGCTTACTGGCTTGTTTATGTGTTGTTGGAAATACAAAAGTATTATTATTTCCATAAGTTTTAAATTGTTTAACATATTCTTCAGCTTCAGCAACAAACTTAGAATTACCAACATTATATTGTATAATAACTGGTAATTCTGATAATTTTTTACGATTATCTACATCATAACTTTTTTCTAAATCTTTTAATCCTAATTTTTGTATAGACCATAATTTAAAACTATTATGAAATAATTTACCACTATATTGTTTTAAATCTTCCATTGAATGTAAAAACATTGGAGATTTATGAATAATAAGATTAGAAAATTCTTTTTCTAATATTTTATCTACAGGATCGAACATTTCAGTTATATTTTTAGGAAGATCTTCCCCAAAATTAAAATATTTTATATTAAAATTATGTTTTGTTAAATAATCGTAGTAATATTTCATCGTAGAACGATGTAAAATTAATTTATTTTTATGATATAGTAATGATCTACATTTATGTGAAAAAAATAGCGGATGTTCGTATAATATATATTCTTTTGTTTTATCTAAATACTTTATATCAAATAAAGTATTAGGAAATAACAAAAATACCATTTATTCTTTATTAAGTTATTCTTTATTAAGTTTTCCTTCAATTACATTGAGACGATTAAGAATTTCTTTCAATAATTGATAATTATCACGAATAGTAGGATTATAAATATTTTTATTAATCATTGAATTAATAAAATTCTTTTGTTGATCATCTCTTTGTTGTTTTTTTTCCTTATATTCTGTAATATCCGCATCAGTAATATTAAGTTCTTTCATTACTTTAGTTTTATCAACATTGTCTTCATCAATTTGCTTTACAGCATTCATAACAATACGGGTTTTGATACTATTTGAAGTTCTTTTAAGAACTTTAGCAATATCATCAATACTCATACCTGCTTTAAGTTTGCTTAAGACATTTTCATCTTCACTATCATCCCACTTCAATCCAGCACGTGAAGTATCTGGATTTTCACGAAGTTTCTTCATATTTTCTTGAAATCTTACCATGTTGTTTGACATTGTTGATCTTAAATATTTGAATAATCTTTATATGAGTTTAAGTAATTGTTTTGTTATTTCTTTAGCTTTAATTTTTTTTTCATTTAATTTAATATGTAATATTTTTAAGTATTCTTCATTTTTTTTTATTTCATTTAAATCTTTTTTTATTTCTTTTGATAATTCATTTAATTGGTTTTTAATGGATTCACTATTATCTACTTTCCATTCAATCTCTTCAATTTCTTCAATCTCTTCAATTTCTTCAATTTCTTCAATTTCTTCAATTTCTTTAATTTCTTCAATTTTTTTAATTTCTTCAATTTCTTCAATTTCTTCAATTTTAACTTTTTGTTCTATAATATTATTAATTAATTCTCTACTATTAAAATCAACATAATGTGATTTAGAACAACTAATATCAATACAATTTATAGAATTATTACAAAGAATTGTTTTATCAATTGAATTATCAAAATTATTTTTATATATATTCAATATTAAATCTTGTTTTTTAGAATCTAATCTTTTAATCAATTCATTATCCATAATTATAAAATTTCTATTTTAGAACAATCATTTTTATACAACACTATTTTTTTTTTGTTCTTGCCATAATTCTCCTAACTTTGACATATGTTGTTTAGGTGTTAATTCTTTATATTTTTCTTTAATTAAACTCATATTTTCTCTTACAAATTGATTATAAACTGTTAATTTCTTTTCTTTATCCCCTGTATTTTTATTCTTTTTTTTCATATATTTCTTACATTTTTCATCAACTATTTTCATAAAAGACTTTTTTGTATAATCTTTGTTTAAATCAATTTTATTTAATTCTGTAATAATGCTTTCAATATCAATCAAAGTCATTTTAATATTTAAAGAAAGATATGAACTCGGTTTTATATAGGTTTATAAAGATGATTTATTAACTATTTCACATATATAACCTTTAGTTGTCAATTTTTTAGTATAAGTTGATAATTCATTATATTCTAATAAAATTGAATTATCAATTATTGGTTTATTAATAAATTGAGATATATTCACAATATCAATAGAATATAAATATACATTATTGTTCTTTAATAATAAAAATACTTTCATAAAAATGATTACATATAATTAATTAATTATTTTTAAATGGAGTATTTTCAAAATATTAGTACTATTATTATTGATATTGCTACTTTTAATAAAGAAAAATCTTTCAAATATATTAGTTCATTAAGTATTATACAACAATATTCTTATGTTAAAATTAATAATTTAAAAAATAATACAGAATATAATAATCAAGTTGGTCAAGTTGAAGAATTATTAAAAAACAATAGATATAAAGTTTATGTAAAAAATAAATATCTCTCAATTTCTATAGAAAATATTACATTATATCCTATTATATTATTCTTCAAACCCGAAGAAATGAACATTGAAATATTAAAATACTACAATACTAGTTTTAATATCCCTTTATGTAATAATAAAGATTATATTACAATATTTTACAAAGGTGATTATTATTTTGAAAATATGAAAACACTTACAAATGCAAAATTAGAAGCATTCTTTAATAATGCTTCATATGAAATATATACAACATGTAAAATTTGTTTTATAGATAAATATAATTTAATTGCATGTAATCAATGTATTTATACATTCTGTGAAAAATGTTTAATTAAATTTAAAAATAAATCTTGTCCTTATTGTAATTATCCTTTAGATTATAAAATAATATAATTATATACATCATTATACTATATAAGAAAATAACTAAATATATATATTTATATAAATGTCTTTAGATTCTACTATTTTTATTTTAGGAGGTTGTGGATATGTTGGATTAAATTTATCTAAAGTATTAAGTGAAAATAATTACAACGTTGTTATTATTGATATTATAGAACCATCTGTCCTTATTAATTTTAAATACAATTATTATTGTTGTGATATACGTAATATAACATATATGACTACTTTAGTAAATCAACATAAACCTGATTGTTTTATTTGGTGTGTTGATCTATTACCTTGTAGTAATTTGTATTATGATGTATGTATTACTGGACTTACAAACATCATAAATATATTAAATATTTGCAAAATTAAACAATTCATTTATTTATCTTCCGCAGAAATATATGGTAATTACGAATATGCAAATGAAAATACTGTTTGTTCTCCTTATTCAACAGAAGGAAAAACTAAATTACTATCTGAAGATATCATTATAAATATATATATATACAATTATTTTATTTTACGTATCGGTAATATTTATGGTAAATTAATTAAAAATTTACACAATTACAAAAATCATATTATTAATCAAATCGAATTATTTGAAAATAATATTATTGAAAAAATTGAAATTTCAAATATTATTTCAGATTATATACATATTACAGATCTAATTGTTGTTATTTCAAAATGCTTATACAGATTAAATGTCTATAATGTCAATAAAACAATCTTAAATGTAGGAACTGAAAATACTAAATCTGATTTTAGAATATTTAATTCTATTTTTAATAAAAAATCAAAACCATCCTTATATAGCAATACAACATCTAAAATGATTATAAATACATTAGATTGTAATAAATGTAAGTTTATTTTAATATGGGAACCGAATCATAAAAATATATAAAAATGATTACATTATATATTTTTTATTATATACATTATGAGCAAAAATTGGAGCGATACTGTAGAAGAAACTGATCAGTTTAAAAAAACGGATAGGACTGAAAAAACTGATAAGTTTGAAAAAACTGATAAGTTTGAAAAAACTGATAGGACTGAAAAAACTAATAAGACTGAAAAAACTGATAGGACTGAAAAAACTGATAAGACTGAAAAAACTGATAAGACTGAAAAAACCGATAAGACTGATACGAGTGAAAAAACTGAAAAGATTAAATATTTTCCTCATATTCCTTGTTGGTATTTGGTTAATAATTTTCAATGCAAACAAGCGAATTGTTATTTTAATCACAATCCTACATTTATCAAAACACATAAAGATAAAAGAGAACATTCGGTTTGTCATCTATATTTGAAATGCAAAGATAAATGCAATAAATTTCATAATATGGATGAATTGATGGAATTATACAATACTGCAAATCGAAAACTTAATGCGGTGGATAATATCATGAAGACTTAATTATCTAATC